CAAGCCGATATATTTAGAGATTTAGGCGTTTCTATTACTGATGTTAATGGCAACACCAAAGATATGGACACTCTACTTCGTGAAGTTTCTGATGGAATGTCCAAATTAGGTTCACAATCAGAAAAAGCTACAGCAGCAGCCAATCTATTTGGTCGTGCTGGAATCCAAATTGTAGATGTTTTAGATAATGGTGCTGATGCTTTCGATGCTTACATAAAAAAAGCACAAGACTATGGTTTAATTTTAGATGAAGAGGGTATTAGAAAATCTGAAAAATTTAATGACACTCTAGCTTTAATAAATCGTCAATTCAAAGTAATAAAAGCAGTTATAGCTATAGCCTTTTTACCTATGCTACAAACACTAGCAACAACTATTAGCGATTTAAGTAAAGATTTTGCCACACAAGAAGGTTCGGTTGAAGATTTAGGAATAGCCATAAGAGATAAATTAATTACAGGCTTTATAGCAACAATACATATTGTTGCCGATGTTCTTGATAGTATTCAATCATTTGTTGGTATTACAGGTAGTGCTACAGACGAACTACGAAAATTCTTTCTACAATCAAGAATGTTTGCTGCTGACTTGAATAATTTTTTTGGGGGTATAGACATAAATACTATTGAAAAAGCAGCAGATGCAGGTATTAAATCATTAGAAGAACTTGTAGATTTTGCTGCTACAGAAGATTTTCCCAAAGATATGCTTTTATTAATGTTGGGTAATGAACCCGAAAGAGCAAAGGCGATACAAGATATTTTAGATATGAAAAATGAATTGATTGATCTTGAAAAAAAATTAGAAAATAGTGCTGATGCAGGTGATAGTTGGGGCGATACCTTAAGAACAAAAGCAGCCGAAGTAGAGAAAAAAATTGCCGAGATGATTGCAAGTGGTGGAGTTTTACCTGAGTTTTTAGAAGGTTGGGTAGATATAGGCGAAGTGGGTGGTGGTGCTTTAACAGACCTACTATCTCCACTAGATAAATTAAAACAAGAATTTGACGATCAAGGCTTTAGCAATGCAATTGATAGCATTTGGGTAAAATCTTTTAACGATGCTGCTGATGCTTTAACTGATTTTGTTGAAACAGGCACATTAGAGTGGCAAGATTTTGTCAGAACTATTTTAAGAGATTTAGTCAGAATACAAATTCGTATGCAGATGGCTAATATCTTTGGTTTTATGGCTACAGGTACACCAAGTGCCGATCCATCAAACCCAGCCTTTGTAGGAGTTTATGCAGGTGGTGGCTATACAGGTATGGGTGCAAGAGCAGGTGGTATAGATGGTAAGGGTGGCTTCCCAGCAATACTACACCCTAATGAAACAGTATTAGATCACACTAAAGGTCAAGGTGGTGTAGTAATCAATCAAACAGTTAGTTTTGCTACAGGAGTACAAGACACAGTTAGGAATGAAGTTTTACAACTATTGCCTGATATAGCAGAATCATCAAAAGGTGCTGTTTTAGAAGCTATGAATCGTGGTGGTGTTTTTAGAAGGGGCATGAAATGATAATTACAGTACCAACAAGCCCAAACTACGCTACAGTTTCATTTACGCTAAATAGAAATATTGCAGCTTCACGATCTGTATTTACTAATAGACAAAGAATACAAGAATACGATGGCTGTTATTGGACAGCACAAGTAACACTACCACCAATGCAAAGAACAGATGCTTTAGAGTGGACAACATTTTTAACTAGGCTACAAGGCGTTAAAAACACTTTCTTGCTTGGTGATCCTTCACATACAACTAATTCAGGCACATACAATGACGATCATTTAGCCACAGAAAACAGAGTGAACGATACTTCTGAAACTTTAACTTTTACTGCTTCTACCTCAACCATAACTGCTGGTACTAGCATATTCACCAATACTTTCGCAGGTGACTTCATTGTGGTATCAGGGGCAACCAATGATGATAACAATGGCACATTCAAAGTAACAACCAAAACAAGTGCTACAGCAGTAGTAGTCGATAGAACTTTAATTGACGAATCTTCAACTGCAAATTGTAAAGTTAGACAAAATATAAAAGGTGCAACAGGACTATCTTTAACTAGAGTAGGTTCAGGGGCAGGAACAATCAAAAAAGGCGATTATTTAGCCATTTTAGATGCAGCAGCAACTACGGGTGATCCTGTGCAATATGTCATGGTTGTAGAAGATGCTACAGCTTCAAGCACAGATTATGGTGTCAGAATAGAACCAAAACTAAGAGCAGATATAACAGCAGGACATTATGTAAAATTTGCAACTCCTAAAGGGCAATTTCGATTAGCTTCTAATCAAGTCTCATGGTCTGTAAATCAAGCATCTATCTATGGTCTTTCCTTTACAGCAGTTGAGGTTATAAATGGCTAGTAGAGATGATGTACCAGCAGCAGTAGCTAGTAGATTAGCTAATGACGAACAAAAGATCGCTTTTGGTGTCAGCTTAGAATTTGATTCAGGAACGCTTAATTTGTGGTCAGGCATAGGAGACTTCACAGGCAGCGATAGCTTGTCTTATACAGGGGCAGGTGAGCTTTTAGATATACAAAATGTTGAAGAAGATAATGAATTATCTTCAACTAACATGACTATTAGTATTTCAGGTTTAAGTGCAAACATAGTTACTTATGCGACAACCGAAGATTATCAAAACAGACCTGTGACGATAAAGATGTTTTTCTTTCACCCTGATACCGATGATGAAGTTGGTAATGTAATTTTATTCAAAGGTAGAATGGACACACTTACAGTAACTGATGGCGATAGCTTTAGTGTTGTTATTTCAGCAGAAAACAAACTTATAGACCTAACTAGACCAAAAAACCTTTTCTATACTGCTGAAACTCAAAATTTTCTTTATTCAGGAGATAAAGGATTGGAATTTGTTAGCAAAATAAGAGAACAAACTGTTAATTGGGGATCACTAACATCGTGGGGTGGTAATGGTGGCAACATAGGCGATGATAGAGGAACACCATCACCTGAGTATTAATCATGTTAGGTAAATTAATAAAAGCAGCTATATCAGTAGCACTTGTAACTACAGGATTACAATGGCTAACAGGTACAGGTGTTTTTAGTTCAACCCATGTTGGTTCTATTTTTGGTAGAGCCTTTTGGAAACAAAAAGTTGCTGGTAATCTTGCCATGTTTGGCTTGGCTTATCTTAGTGCTAAAGGCTCTGAAGATACCACTAGGCAAAATCTAGCTATCAAATCAGCAGGTTTAAACGCTATTGCTGCTCGTAATATTGTTTATGGCAAAACTAGAGTTGGTGGTACTGTAGTATTTCGTGGTACATCAGGGGCAAATAATTATCAATTACACAATGTCATAGCTTTGGCTGGACATGAAATTAACGATCTAAAAAAAATATTCATTGATGCAGGGAGTGGTCTAGTAGAGTTAGATATATCTTCTGATTTTGCTTCTACTACAGAAAATAGTGAAACTGTTTATCGTGTCACTAAATCAGCTTTTGTTAATACCGATAATGATAATGCTTATACAAGTGGTGGCTTAATCAAAGTAACTATAGAAAAAGGAGATCAAACAACTTCTAATGGTTTTGCTGTAGCTAATATTGGTAGCTCTTGGACAACAGATCATAAATTACAAGGCATAGCCTATGTTTATATTTCTTGTGTGTTTGATGTAGAAAAATTTACTCGTTACCCTGAATTTAGTTTTGAAATAGAAGGTAAGAAAGTTGTTGATCCTAGAGTTCATGCAACTAACAGAACTTTCTCTAGTAACCCAGCCTTAATTATTCGTGATTATTTAAAAGATAGTACCTATGGTTTTGGTGCTACTGATACTGAAATTAGTGATGAAACATCTGGTGCTGGATTTAAACAAGCAGCCAATGATTGCGATGATGATATAACTACTACGGGTTCTGATACTGAAGATCGTTTTACTTTAAATGGTGAGTTTGGTTCTACTGAAGAACCACAAAGAGTATTAGAACACATGCTTTCTTCTTGTGGTGGTCAATTAAATTACAACAATGGTCAATTTTCTTTATTTGTTGGTAAGGGTAGAACAGCAGCAGGAAGTATTACAGACGATAAGGTGTTAGCACCTGTGCAAATAACAACAAAATCTTCAGGTATGGGTTCAGCTAATGGTGTCAAAGCCACTTATGTAAGACCAAGCGATAATTATATTGGTGGAGAAATTACACCTTATAAAGACAGCACATTTTTAACTGAAGATACACCATCAGGAGAATCTTCACCTAACTACGAAAAGTTTTTAAATTTATCTTTTCCCTATACACACACAACCTATACAGCCCAACGATTGGCTAGAATGGCTTTAAATTATGGCAGACAAGATCAAACCTTATCTGTAGTAGTGCCAATAGAATTTTTATCTTACCAAGTTGGTGATGTAGTTAATTTTACTAATGAAAGACTAGGCTACGATGGTAAAGATTTTGAAATTACAGGAATGTCATTTGAATTTATGAATGACAAATATCTAGCTGTAAGATTAGACCTAAAAGAATATAATTCTGCTGTATTTAATACCTTTACTTATGTAGCTGATCCAACCTTACCGACAGCACCAACTTCAGGCGATACTTCTGTTTCTCCACCTACCAGCTTAAGTTTAAGTGAAATAGTTAAATCAGGATCAGTAATTAAATCGGCTTCTGTTTTTGTTAAAGCTACTTGGACAAATGCTGTTGATGAAAAAATTGCCAACACTATAGTCATGTATAAAAAATCAACTGATTCTGTTTATGATGGTGTAAGTGTTGGTTATCCTAGCAACATTTTTCACTTTAAAGCAGATACAGGCATTACTTATGATGTAAAGGCTTATCATGTATCGGTAGCTGGAGTACATAGTGCTGAAACAGGTGTAGTACAAATAACAGTAGGTGCTGAAGCTGTCACTTTAAATACAGGAACTATTGGTGGTATTACTATTGCAGCAGATAAATTATATGAAGGTACAGGAACTTTTAACAACTCCAATACAGGATTTTATTTAGATGATGATGGTCAATTCTCCCTTAAAGATAAATTATCTTTTAATGGTACAACACTAACTGTTTCAGGAAATCTAACAGTAGAAAACACGATAGATGCTGGAAAGATTACTTTAGATGGTCAAGATTTATCAGCTTTAATTTCTGCAAGTGGTAGTGGCACAGGTGGAACTTTTATTCATAATACAAAAATATCCCAATTCAAATGGATCGATGGAACTAGCACTACACATTGGGGTTTATTTATTGACAACACTAATGCACAAGGTCGTTTAGGGATCGGTACAGCAAGTAATCCTACTTCTGCTATTCATGTTTATAACACTACACCACACATTAGGTTAGAAGATGCAGATACAAGTGAATATGTAAGAATCAAAGGTGACGATGGCAACATGGTCTTAGAAGTCGATCTAGCTGAATCTGATGCTGATTCTTATTTGGGTATTGATATAGATAATGGGGAAAGAGCAAGGTTTACTAGCACAGGTCTATCAGTTACAGGTTCTATTGTTGGGAGTACAACAGCAACTATAGAAACAGGATTAAATTTAGAAAGTGGCACATTCACCATTAAAAATGCAACAACTGATTCAAATGGGTTAAAAATATCCCAAGAATCAAGTGATGAATCAAGAATATACAACCATTATAACGGATCACTAACATTTGGTATTAGCAACTCCGAAAAAATGAGATTAAATGCTACAGGTCTTGGAATAGGCACTACCTCACCTGCACAAAAACTTCATATTAAAGACACTAGCAATCCTGCTTCACCTAATGGCTCAGTAATTATAGAAGGTCAAAGAGATGGTACTGCTAATTTACTAGAACTAAGAGCAAGAGACAATTCATCAACAAGCTCTGCTTTACCTAATGGACAAGGTGGAATTATAAGAATGAATGGCTTTGATGGTTCTGACTTTGAAGAAATGGCTTTTATTGGCTATCAAGCTGATGGTGCCGCAGTAGCTGACGGAGATGCCCCTAGTAGATTAATATTTGGAACTACGACAGATGGTTCAGGTTTAGTATCAGAAAAAATGAGGATAGATAATGCAGGAAACGTAGGAATCGGCACAACAAGCCCCAGCTTTTCAGCAGGTTCTGGTTTAGAAATAAGTAGAGCAGGTCCAGCGACTTTAAGATTAGAAGATACAGATGGCACAACAGGTGCAACAGAATTGGTCCAAGTTGATGCAGACGGTTATTTATTAACAAGACAAAGTAGTTCTGCTTTAATTTTTGGAATTAATAGTTCTGAGAAAATGAGGCTAGCTTCTTCAGGAGACGTTGGGATCGGCACAAGCTCACCATACGATAAGGTAGAAGTTTCAGGTGCTATTGCTGCTTCAGGTTCTACTAATGCTAACACTTCACAAGGTCATGTAACATCTATAGATGTAGCAAGTAGTAGAAGCAGAATTAATGCTGTTGATTGGGGGCATGAATTTAAACCTTTTGATATTAGAGCAAGTGAAATTACCTTTGGTGCTTCTTCAGGAAGTGCTACTGAAGTAGCGAGAATAACTTCTACAGGTCTTGGAATCGGAACAACCTCACCTGCAACTAAACTTCATGTTGAAACTTCAAGCGATCAAATAGCAGATTTTTATTCAACTGATACTGATGGTTATATCAGGGTTAGAGATTCAAATGATAGTTTATATGTTTCTTCTGATAATGCAGTAGGTTCATTTGGGGGTAATGCAGGGGCTCATGCTAATAATATAAACATAAGTTTGACAAGTGGTAGTGTTGGAATCGGCACAACCTCACCTAATGCTTTACTAACATTACATAGTGCATCTAGCCCAACACTTAGATTGAAAGACACAACCAATAATTGTGAAACGATGTTATATGCACAAAATTCTGATGCTCATTTTGGTACAAGTTCAAATCACCCTATGATCTTCGACATCAACAATTCTGAAGTTTTGAGATTAACTACAGATGGCAAAGTGGGTGTGGGTACAACCAGCCCTTCTGGTGGTGCAGTTGGTGGTAAGGTTATACATTTAGTTAATTCAGGAAGCACAGCTTCAGTAAGAGTTGATAGAAGCGATAGTACAACTTCAGGAACTATATCAATGTTAGATGCAAATGGTTCGCATGGCTTGTATGGTACAGGTGATAAACCGATGGCATTTTCTACTAATGCAACAGAGAGAATGAGGATTACAGGTGATGCCAAAATTGGTATCGGAACTACCTCACCTGACAATGTCCTTCATGTTCAAGAAAGTGCTTTGTCTAGTCGTGATGCATCTAATGGTAATACTACGCTAACTTTAGAACACGCTACTGATACAGGTATTCAATTCTTCTCAGCAACACAAACACAATTAAGATTTGGTGATGCTGGTTCTACAGGGGCAGGGGCTATTATTTATTCACACAGCGACAACATACTTAGATTTAGTGCAGCTTCAGCTCATAGGTTTACAATAGGCAGTTCTGAAGCTCTCCGTATAGATTCTTCAGGTAATATAGGGATAGGTACTTCTTCTCCTGTTTCAGGACAGAAATTAACAGTTTCTGGAGATGCTACAGTTACAGCGACTATGACTTGTGCAACCATATCTAAATTGTCAGGATCATTTAAGATAGATCACCCACTCAAACCAAAAACACATTCTCTAGTTCATTCATTTGTTGAAAGCCCACAAGCTGATAATACTTATAGTGGTAAATTAAGACTTATCAAAGGGGAAGCAGAACTGAACTTAGATGAATATTTTGGTATGACAGAAGGAACTATAGTAGCTTTAAACAGAGATTTTAGAGTATTTACAACTAATGAATCTAATTGGGATAATGTCAAAGGCAGCGTAAAAAATAATATTCTATATATAGAAAGCAACAATCCTGAATCTATGGCTGAAGTTTCGTGGCTAGTAATAGGTGAAAGACAAGACAAAGAAATACATGAATCAGAACTAACCAATGATGAAGGCAAAATTATATTAGAGCCAAGCAAATGAACATAGAAGCAGAAATAGAAAAAATTAAAACAGAGATAGAACAGCTTAAAAAAGATTCACACCCAGCCAAAGGTTTACACGATCTTGATGGAACAAAAGAATTACTAGAAAGATTTGAAAAATTAGAAAATTTATTAATCAATAGGGTATAATTTTTAATTATGGCAATTTCTTATACATGGAATACAAAACAACACGACTATTATCCAAGTCATAATAGTAAAACAAAAGTTGTTCATACTGTGCATTGGCGATTACTAGCAACCGATTCAGATAAAGATTCAGATGGAAACAATTATACAAGCGAAACTTATGGCTCTTGTGGTTTAGACACTTCTGATCTTTCTAGTTTTACAGCTTATGGAAGTGTCGATGCAACCAAAACCCAAGCATGGGTAGAAGCTGTATTAGGTTCTACAGAGGTAGCTAATATGAAATCAGCTTTAGATGCTCAAATTGCAGAACAAAAATCACCAACAAGCGTTAGTGCTACTTTTTCATAATTGTTGTAGTATAAGCCTATGTGGATTTTAGATTTATTACTTTACTTATTAGCTTTCGTAGGAACAGCTAATGTTATCATTCGCTTATACCCAGAACCAAAAGCAGATTGGAATAAAAAGGTATATGACTTTGTAGATTATCTTTCGTTAAGAAAAGGGGTTATTAATGGCAGACGAAAAAAATAAAAAAGATCAACCAAGTGTCGAAAGTTTACAAACACAAATAAGACAACTTGAAAAATTGGTCAATTACTATCAGCAGAAAGCCACTCAATTAGAAATAAATGGCATTTTAGCTGAAGAAGAAAATCAAGAAAATAAAGTAAATTAAGATGGCTAGACAGACTGTGCAAGGTGTTTCTGAATCTTTAAAAGAGCATCTTGCTAGTTGTAATGAGCAATCAAAAACGATCTTTAGTACCTTAGAAGAACTAAAAGAGGACTTAAGAACATTGCATAATAAGGTAGATATGTCTATTTATGCGACTACAGGCTTTCTAGCTACTACTTTAGTTGCTATACTTCTTGTATCGATCTAGGGCTGGTATCTCCTATATTTTACCCCTTTCAATTTATTCATTTACCAGCCCACCTTCTATATAATTAACTTATGGAAGATGTAGTCACCCTTATTCAACAACTAGGATTTCCGATAGCAGCAGCTATAGGTCTTGGTATTTTCATATATAAACTGATTATGAAGATCATAAATGGTATGGAAACCAAACTAGATACTGTTGATGATAAGGTAAATACTTCATTAGATGCTATGGAAGATCGTCTTAGCACTAAACTAAATGCTCAACATGGTATATTAGTAGCATTGATAGACCGAATAAGAAGTCTTGATAATGAGATTATTAGGCAAGACACCCTTATTAAAACTATATTAGGACTACCACAACTGATAGATACTAATAAGATAGCAAAGGCAGATAGAGATGATCAAAGAAAAGATTAATAATACTTACAGTTACTATAAAAACAAAAAGGGCTGTGCTTTTATGTTGTTGCCTTTATTAGCTATGCCTTTAATGGCTGATGAAATTAAGTTTCAATTTAAAAACCCTTCTTTTAGTGGTATAGGTACTTCAGCACACTATCTAACCATAGAGAACCAAGAGTACACCAGAAAAGAAGCCTTAGAAGCTGAAATACAAGCTCTGAAAGATGAATTAGAACGAGATGCAGAAAATACTACATTAGCTAGATTTATTCGTAATTTTGAATCTAGGATATATGCACAGCTATCAAGACAATTAGTTGAACAATTATTCGGTGAAAATCCAGCAGATGAAGGTTCTTTTACCTTATTTGATAATATAATTACATGGACTTCCGATGGTACTTATATAACACTAACGATATACAATGAAACAGATGGCACAACAACTGAAATTACTATTCCTATTGGCGATTTTGGGTTCGCTGGTTAGTTGTGCAAGTCATATTAAAAACATTGCCCCTTGTATAGATAACCCAGATCACGACTATAAAGATTTAGTTACTGTTATTGGTGAAGCTAAGTGTTTTTCTAAAGGTGCTTTTATTAATGAGCCTATTACTGATGAAATAAAAAGCATAAAAAGACCAAATGTTAGACCTGTAGTAGCTGTATATAAGTTTCAAGACCTAACAGGACAAAGAAAATCTGTGGATAACTACGCTAATTTTTCTACTGCTATGACACAAGCACCTGAAACTTACTTAATTAGGGCTTTAAAACAATCAGGATTCTTTAGAATTGTGGAAAGAGTGGGGATAGATCACCTAACAAGAGAACGACAAATCATTAGATCAACCAGAGAAAAATTTGATGATGAAACTGAACAATTACCCTTATTATTTGCTGGATTGCTGTTTGAAGGTGGTGTAGTGGACTACAACACAAATTTATTAACAGGTGGTGTTGGGGCAAGGTATTTGGGTATAGGCAACTCAAAACAGTACAGAGAGGACACAGTAGTAGTTTCTATTAGAGTGGTGTCTGTTTCTACAGGAGAGATACTATTAGAGAACTTAACAACCAAAACCATACTATCGGTAGGTCTATCTAACGATCTATTTAGGTATATTGCTGATGGCACTAAGCTAGTTGAGTTTGAAACAGGCAATGCAATGAATGAATCTAAGTCAATAGCATTGCAATCAGCCATTGAAATTGGTATCGTTAATATCATCGAACAAGGCATAGAAAAAGGCTTTTGGTCGTACAAAAAATAAGCATTATGAGACTATTATTACTATTTTTATCTAGCTTTTTATTAGCAGATAACGAAATTTATGTGATCCAAAATGGGGCTAACGCTACTATTAAACTAGAACAGCTAGGTAGCACTAATCTAATTGGTGGCACATCTGCTGTATCAGGCTCTATGACAGCTATAGATTTACTCGGTACAGATATGACTTTAACTATTAATCAAATAGGCTCTAGTAACATATTTAGATCAGATGGTTTTAAATCAGATTATGTAGAAGGGTTTTTTAATTTTGAAGGTGATTCTAACCAAATGGATATTCTGATGAACTCAGGTGGGGCTTATTCAGCCGATTATGCTGATTACAACATACAAGTAACAGGTGGTAGTAATACTTTTGATGTTGAAGTAGCTGAAAATTCAAATGCAGATTACCTAGACCTAGATTGGATTATTGATGGTGATAGTAATGAATTTGAATTTGATATTGATTATGAAAATGCCACTAATTACATAGACTTATTTGGTGATAGCAACACTATTACTTTTGCAGGTAGTGGTTACTCAGGTACAACTGCTAGTGATTCAGGTTATTTTTATTTAGATTTAACAGGTTCAAGTAATACAGTTGATATTACTCAAGCATCAACTCTAGCGAGAGATTGGATAAAAATAATCGGTGATACATCGAACTCTACTCTGTGTATTGTTCAAGATGATAGTGGTCTTGCCACTTCATGCTGATACGATAGGAGACATAACAGAGCTTAAAGGCTATGGGCAAATACTCAGAGATGAACCCTATGCAGCCACTTTAGATTTCAATATTAATTCTTACGATGATGTTCGCACAAGAGCTGGTCGTATTGGTATAACCTTTCTTGATAATTCTACAGTTAAACTAACAGAACATTCTAAGCTAAT